GTCTAACCAAGCTGGCGTAGCTGGTACGCCTGTAGCACGTACGAAGGACGCTTTAGCGCTACCAGTATCTGTTAAAGCCATGTGGGTTTCCTCTTAAGTTAAGTCAATGTTTGGGTGGTTTTAAAGTTGAAAGTCCACGGAGTTACCGTCCAATTCCCACTATTGTACTCACCCGATTCGCTGGCGTCCTTCAAGAGTACCCCATTGAAACTTTTTCGTTCTAAAAATGGTGTAATGATATCAAGTAACCTGTACTGCTCTCGGTCGCTCGTATCTCGATTTCTATAGATTTCCGCACGAATAACACCTAAACGACGTTTAGTTGTATTACCTATCGCTGCAGCGGAACCTCTTTGTATAGAAACTTTAAATATAATAAAGGGTTCTGTCCCATCAGACAAGTAGGGTGCGTCAGGAAGTGAGAAATCTCTCGGGTTGTTAGGCGTTAGGGAAAACTTAATCTTACCGTCCAAGCTGGAGAATATGTACTCTTCTATCTTTTTATGTAGCTGCTCATCTAGCATAGTTATTTCCAATTAACAAAGTTTCCGCCCTGAGACGCTTTTAACGCAGAAAGTAACCCTTCTACGTCTGGAGCGCTTCCAGTTCCGCCACGCATAAAACTTTTTAAAATACCATAACTAACTTGCACTCCAGACGCGGCGTAACTCTTGAGAGCATTCTTAACATTTTCAAGATTAGCGTTTCTTGCATAATCCTTAGAAATACGGTCAATATTATTGTACAGAGAAACTTCAGGAATAACGACTGACTTAACGTTGGCAGTACCAAATAATTTGTAGAAAAGTTTTTTATTGATATCCCTAATTCTTCTTTCTGCAATAACTGCAGGTATCATGTAAGCGTCTGAGGTAGACCCACGACGCTGAAAAGCGTAGCCAATAAGTGAAGAGTTATCCCCGTCAGCGGCTTTATCGTTAAGTGGACCTTCTTGCGCTCCAAAAGAAATTCTCCAATTCCATGCGGCATTTGAGGAAGAGTGCGGCATTAAGCTGCCTGCTTGTCCGGAATTTCCGGCAGAATAATTGCCTGCTGCAGGTTGCATAGCTCCGGCTAGTGCAGAATCCGCCGCGTAAAGAATAACAACTTTAGGCATAAGTCTAATATATGCCTTATACCGCATAGCCTCTCTACGGTTATGCTGAAAAACTTCCTTTAAGGAAGTCACAGCTAGTTACCTTCACAAGTTAAGTGGAGTTGCCCTTGCGTGTTAACATCTTCAGTGACTGCCAATATTTTGACTGTACGGTTACTTGGGAGTAGTAGGCTGTTACCTGAGGTTATCTCTACGGGCAGTTGGTCGTTCTTTAAGTAGACCGAGTAAGTTGACCGGTTGTGGGCGTCTGTTCGAGTGTGGTCTACCGTTCCAGCAATTGTAATTTTAGTATGGTTTAACGTCTGTACGCCAGAAGTTACGTTATAGCCTGAAGTTGTCTCATCAATGGCTAAGTAGACGATAGGTACCATGTCGTCTTTTTGCTGTAAAACAATTGCGCAGGAGAATCCTGAATCGTGGAACGGCTGCACAACCTTATAGCTTGACCCATTGACAGTAAAAATTCCGTCACGTTTGAACGGCGTCGTTAGTTGAGAGTAAACTAAAAATTTACCTTGATAAGCTTCATCTCCAGACTCCGCACCTTTAGTAGAGGCGTACTCCACTGACAAGTAGAACGTCCCTTCTGAACGTTTACCTATATCTACAGGGGACGTAACTAATGGCGTAGCTAAATCGTGATGGTAATTGAAGTATTCAGCTATACCGCTTGAATCGTTAGAAACAACGTGCAGTACCGACAACCTATCAAATACAGCGTCGTTGCTGGAATCCTGCCTAGAAGCACCGACAAGGAATATTTCCTGTGTAGCTTTTAGTCTGATAACGCCTGTAGGGGGAAGTTTATCCTTTGGGCGAGTGAAGAGCATTCGACGTTGTAGCGGCTTATGGAAATTTGACAAGAAGCGGTCAACGTTTGCCAGTCTTCCACGACCCCAGTCAGAGAATGACCCATCGATGTTAAGTTGTTCGATAAGCTCTGTCTTAGTTTCGTCCGTTACGCTTCCTATATTCACAGTTACGCCTCAGTAATTATATCTGTTGTAGGTTTTCCTATTACCATACCAAGCACTTCGTAAGTTTCTACGGAGATTGTAGGCGTATGGTTTGTGGCTTGAGAAAGTACCTTAGCACGTAGCTCAGAAACTTTTTCTCGTAAAGAATCTTCCAGCTCGTTAATAGAGTTTTTATGTTGGAATCTGACCCCTTGGTTTTCCCCATCGACCTTCTTCTGGAGGAATCCTAGACGTACAGTTGGAATGCTCTGCAGGGCACAGAAAGCCTTACAATAGCTCTTTAAAGACAGTTGCTGAACAACCACTGAAGTTTCTGTGCTGTCATCATCACTGAGGGCTACATAGTCAGGAAACCATGACAACAGGTCAAGTTTCAGCTCGTCAGCTAAGTTCAGTGACTCGATTATATCATCACTGAACTCGACATCACTCGCGCCCAATTGGGCGCGAATTTCAGCATTTGTCGTTAATCCGAAAAATGCACCTTCCATAATTATTTAGCCAACAATAAAAATAGACCGCTAGCAACCTGACCACGAACGTACGGAGTCATTACCACAGGCATTTCTATGCCTGTTGAATAGCGAATGTTATCACCCACTAAACTGAACTTACCTACGTTCTTAACGACTACACGTTCGCCGTCTTCAATGTCGTCTATGTTGGTTTTACCGACCTTAGGGAGGTTTTCTTCTTCTTCTTCTTCTTCAGTAAAGTCGCCGTCTTCAGATTTTTCTTCAGATTCAGTGGATTCTTCACTTTCAGTAGAGCCGTCACCGTCTTCAGCTGTTTCTTCAGCGTCTAAAGCTTCGAGTTCAGCTTTAAGTTTATTGACAGCTTTTGTGGCTGCAACTTTTGAAGGACCTTTCGTAGCTGCGGCTAGCTTTGTTTCAGCTTCAGTAAGGGCAATGACTAATTGTGAGCGTTTCTCATTTGATTCCATTATAAATACCTTTAGTTATTCAACGGGTTTGGTGTGTCACGTAACTATACCTATAAAAAAGGTCTAAGGGAAATACCCTTAGACCTTTTCTCACTCACTACAAGCTCACACCAAACTCGTTAGAGCAAGTCGGCTACACTAGTAATTAAGTGTAATAAGCTTTGAAGCTTGGTCGTATAAGCGTGTTACATGTTGACCGTAGTCAAAACGCATTTGGCTGATACGACGCATTACGAACTGTTGAACAGCATCGTACTGAGCGGTAACGTCAACTACTTTACGTAGCGCGTAGTTAGTATCCAAGAATAACGCTTGGTTTGCACCAATAACATCTTTGTCCACAATTAAGATGTTCAAGTCAGTTAATGACCAGTTCATCGGCTTAAACTTCATGTTCAGACGTTCGTCAGTACCACGGTCTTTATCGACTGTAGGACGTCCTGTACGACCTTCAAAAGCTAAGTAAGTGTCAATGTCCATTACTGCACTATCGATTGAGATAGTTTGGTAATCAGCATGTAACATTTTCAAGAAAGCTTTATGTGAAGCAGTACCGCTCGTAGACAAGCCAGCATCGTAAGCGTTAAGCTTTTGAGCAACTAATGCGGTAATACCTGCATCTTTGTCGCCGTTAACTACAGCATTTAAGTCGTAATCTACCATAGCGGCTTTTTCACCACGAGCTTGCGCTGCGATAGCTGTAGCCACTAAATCGATAGTTGCGAAGTTAGACGCTTGGTCAGTGATTTGTAAGCCAATTGCGCGTGTAGGGATTGCACGGCTAACTTGACTAGTAGTGATACTAATCATAGTCGATGGGTCAGTACCTTGGGCGATTGGTTGATGACGAGTGTCTTCGTTAGCCGTAACGTTAATTAAAGGTTGCGTGTAGTTACCGCCGCCGATATTTTCTGTTACTGCAATCATACTGTCAAAACCACGTTCAATATCGCTATTATCCGCAGCTAGAGATTCACGCATGATATCCATTACAATTTCAGGGTAGAAAATTCTACCTGCTGGAGTTTTATCTTGCCCATCTGGTGCGCCAATAATACCTGCAGCATTCATGTTAGCCGGACCAGCCGCCATACCTGTATTAAACTGAGAGATAGTTGGAGACATAGAACGCTGACCGCCGTGTACTTTACTACCGCCGCCCATTGCTTGTACAGCTTGGTCAAAAGCACAACCGTAAGAGATGTCAGCATCAGCACACATGTTGTTGATGTGTTGCTTGAAAGTTTGACCTTTGCCTGCAGCTAGTTTGTAATCTTCAAGAGATACATCGGCTGTCTTTAATACTGTTGCACCGTCTACGCGAGCGTAGTACTGCATTTGTGATTTAATATTATCCATTTAACAAGTCTCCTTAGACTTTCTGTAGTAAGGCAATGTCACCGGCTGCGCCAGCACCTGATATAGCAATAACTTCCCACTTGTGACGTACGCCAGTACCCACTTTAACGTGACCAACACCGCCAGTCACTAAGTCAGGCTGAACATCAGCAACAACAGTAGCGCCTACTGTTACAGCGTTAGTATCGCCGTCAGCACCCACAATCACCTGAATACGGCGGTCTTTTTTAACTGAGCCGTACGAAAAGCCGTCGTTAATAGTTGCACCTTCCATATGGACGATTTGACCGCCAATATCATCGCCTGCAGCACACGCGATAAAAGAATTTGCTGTCATTTTGACTAGTGCGCCAACATGACGTGAGAAATACTGTTGAGTGTTGTTACCTAAGCATTCAGTTTCTACTCGTGCAACACCATCTTCAGCAAGTAACGTACGTTTGAATTGAGCCATTTCTTACCCCTGTTTCATTATTTCATTGTTTGGTTTAAGACTTTCTTGACTGTTACGATTAGTTACAGTCTGTTTTGATGCCGCACCAACTTTAAAGGTAGCGTCAAATTTTTCTTGGGCTGCGTCATACTGTGTTACCACAGCCGCTGCGTCAAGACCTTCGACACTCATTGCCTGACCGCCCATCGCTACTGACAGCTTATTTGTAGCTGCACTAACAATGGTCATCAGTTTGGTTTGCATACTGGTAAGGGAATCAATTTGACCCTTAGTAGCTGTATGCTTAGCTTGTTCGTCTTCTAATGCGATTTCAGCACGAGCAAGTTTTTTATTTGTTTCAGCGTTAATTTTAGCTAGTGCTGAAGTATCTTCTGCAACGATAGTTTCTTCGTCGGAAGCTTCAGCGCCACCTTCTTCATCGTTAGCTTCCAAATTTTCACCTTCGCCACCTTCAGCGTCAGTTACTTTTTCTTCATTTTCAGAATCGATACTCGCCTGAAGCTCTTCTTGAGCTTTCGCTAGGTCTTCTGTTGACAAGCCAAGCTCCGCCAAAGGAGTACCTGAGGCAAGTCTTGCTTGTTGGCTTGCAGTTAACATTTTTAATTTCATGATAGCTTCCTTCGATAAGCTGGTGTCATTTCCTGAGAAGTAAACATTATTACTACTTTCAAACAGTTTAGCAACATGTCCGTCAAATGAATTTACCTCGTCAACCAAACCATAAGCGATAGCTTTTGGTGGTAAAAAGGTTTTTCCTGTTACCCATTCTGACTTGTGGGTCTGAGCAGAGCCACCTCTACCGCGTAAAACTTGGGCGATAAAGTAGTCAAAAAGTTCCAGTACAAATTCTTCAGCTTCGGCTAAAGCTTCCGGAGAAACTTTTTCCCCAGACTGCCCAAGTGCTTTGAATTTACCTGAACGAACATAAGTGTATTGTACGCCTTGCTCTTCTAAAGCATCTGCGTAGTTGACCATTGTCATGATTACGCCGATAGAGCCGGTGGTTGCCATACGTGAAACAGTAATTTTACGACAAGAAGCTAATAACCAGTAACCTGCAGAGTGTGCATGTGATGAAGTGTGTCCTTCGACAGGTTTAACGTTCTTATCTACGTAATGAATAAAGTCGCCAATTTCGTCGAGGTACGCTACTGAGCCGCCTGCACTATCTACATCTAATAAAATTTTCTTAACGTTATCGTCGTCCATAGCTATCATCATAGCGTCACGAATTTCTTCATAGCTAACTAAGCCATACCACGAGTTATACCAAGCGTAAGAGGCAACTAAGGAGCCTTTAACACTGATTACAGCTACACCGTTAACTACTTCAACCATACCTGCACCAATACGGTAGTCTTCATCATCGTCATAAGCTGCTCTGGCTTGTAAAGATTTATTACTCTCCAGTAAAGCACTTAGAGTTCCGTTCGCTTTTGCGGCGAGCATGTCCACTACACATTGATGAGATTCTTGCGTACCGAACCAAACTTTACTTTTATCAAATACCATAGTTAGTCCTATTGAGATTTACCGCCGCCTTTTTTAGGGGCGTCAGAGTTTAATTGTTGTTCAGCGCCGCCTGAATTATCGACGTCTTCACCGACCTTTACTGCAGCTTTTTGGAAGAAGTTTGTTCCAGACAATTCAGGCATATCAGGATGATACACGTTTCCTGACTCATGGCAATAGCGCTCATCTGTCCAAATACCTAAAGACAATAATTCTAACTGTCTTTGCTGTTTCATCGTTCTAAAAGCTTCTAGCTCGTCTTCAGGGCGTAAGTTAATTGGGTCAAACTCAAATTTAACATAGACATCACTACCGTAGAGTCTTACCGCTAAAGTAAACGCACGAGAGAGTACGTCTTGCACAGGACCACGTAACGCTAGTAATGTTTTTAGGTAGGTAAGCGCCTCAACATTAGACAGTGACTGAGACCCGTCTGAACGCAATCCCACAATACTTGAAGGAGTCTTTAAGCTTGTCGCCTGCATGTTGTTTAGCGTCTTCATTAAATCAACGTAATCAGCTTTGTTACCGCCAATATCAGCGACGTCAACGTCTAAATTATCAAACACGACAATAGAGTCTTCTGGCGAAAGCCCTTCCAAAGATTTTGTTACTGCTGCTTGATGGGCAGTGAGGTACGTCATTAACTTTTTAGGGTCTTCTATGACATCTTCTGGTGCAGTAGCTGTAATTTTTTCTGAGTCTAAAGTTACTACTAAACGACTGTGACCGGTCTTATTGACAGAGCGACGCATATCTTCAATAAACTCATGGTTTGTTACTGAAGTATTCAATGCTGCGCGAAGTATTGGTATTGAGTAAGCTTTCGTCGGGTCTTTATTGAGTTCAGCTATCCAAAAATTAGGTAAGTCTAAATCAACGTCATCAGTGCCTTGCATCTTCTGGATAGGCTTTCTGCCGCCCTTTCCGTCTGATACGTATTCAATTTGCTCGTATGAGACAAGCTGAAGGTAGCTGGGTAGTTTGTCATCGCCCAGTACTAACTCACACCCTACGCCTGCCGTTTTTTGACAGTCGAGTAAAGCCGCTTCGATGAAACTTCTTACGGTAGGTTTGTCTGCAAATTTTTTCGTATAGTCCTGAAGTGTGTCCATGCTAGCTAAAATCCAATTAGCCAAGCGTGTTGCTTCAGGGTCAAAAATATTGGTGTTTGTTTGGTAGGCAGTAAGCTTGAAAGGTGTGTTACTTATGGCTGCGGCTGTAAACACCGCGTTAGAGGTTACCCCTTCATCATTACAAAGCATTCTAATTGCTTCAATGACCGTAGTAGCAGTTCTTACATCACTTACGGAGCTGACTAAATTCTCTTTAGTGTCTCTTTTTAGTGCCCTTCCTTTGTCTGCCGTACTTGCTGGGGTTGCAGATTTAGCCTTGTTCGGTATGGCTTTAGGCAGTACTAGTGCAGTACCTACCGTGCTTTTGCTTTTCTTTTCTGCCATGAGTACGATAGCCCTAGAAAGTTGATTTTAGTTCTTATTTCGCTCATTATGCCACTAAATCAAACCTAATTAAAAGCCCTCTATGGAAGATGTTACAGAAATCGCCCTAACCGACTACGCCCAAAATATCGTAGACCGACTAGTACTCTCTGTGGATACCACCTCAGCAATAAGTAATTTAACACCTTGGCTGTGTGATTACACCATGCTAGACCCTGATACCCACTTCTCGTTTAAAGACCATGAGATGCAAATGGATATCGTAAATTGCACGAACGCGAGACAAATTATCCAGAAGTGTTCTCAGGTAGGGCTGTCTGAAGCGAGTTGCCGTAAAGCGGTAGGTATTACCGCGATAAGTAAATCCATTCATACTATGTACGTACTACCTACAAGTAAATTCGCTGGTAAATTTTCCACCTCGCGGATTAATCCGGTAATCGATAACTCTCCCATGCTTTCAGGTATGCGGAATAAGAACGCGAAAGGTAGTGAGCTGCTTGGGCTAGGTACGTCATTTATGCACTTAGGCGGTACTACGGGTGCTGCCACAGGCGCAATCTCAGTACCTGCACGATACATCTTTATTGATGAATTAGATTTCTGTAATCAAGAAGTTGTAGGTAAATACGAATCTCGTCTCAAACATGCTCCGGAAGATATCCATGGCAGAAAGGGGACAGTATGTAAATTTTCTACGCCGACCCTTGAAGATTATGGCATTAACTTAGAGTTTAAATCTTCAGACCAGCGGCACTATCAAGTATGCTGTAGTTTTTGTGAAAATGAAGGTGAAGAAGGTGCTGGCTGGTTTGAGCCTGACTATTTTAGAGATATTTTTATCCCTAACTACGTAGACAAACAAGGTAACCCAGCAAAACTTATTGACCTTACGCGTGAAGACATTAAAAGCGGCAGCGTTAACGTATCTAACGCGTATATGCGATGCCCTCACTGCTTAAACGACGTATGGGCTGACTTGATTGACCCAGCAAGAAGGAAGTGGGTTGCTAAATTTCCTGAGTCGATTACGGCAGGCTGGCAAGTTCATCCGTGGGACGTACCCAAAATCAACTCAATACCGTCTATCTTAATGCAGTTAGGCGAGTACGAAAACATTGCCGATTACTATAACTTTACGGTAGGGCTTCCTTTCGCAGATAAAAACAACTCATTCTTGTTAGCGCCTTTTGAAGCCGTTCAATATTCTAAGTGGTTAGAATCTAAAACCTCAGAAAGTCAAGGGCGGTTCTGTATGGGCGTCGATGTAGGTCGACGGGCACATATTGTCATAGGGAAAAAAGACGTTAACGGAAAGTACCACGTCCACTATGCTGAACGATTTAAAGCTGACCGTGAGCAACTGCTTCCCGAACGTATCATTGACCTCGTTAAGTTATTCAACTGTCGGGCAATCGTTATTGATGCTATGCCTGATTTTACTACGGCGCAAGCAGTAGGGAAAAAATTCCCTGCCCGACTAGTACTGGCGTGTGAATACACCAAAAGTAAAGGTAAAGGAAAACTTGAAAACTTTACAATTGACGACGATAAAGTGGTTGTCTCTGCGTACCGTACGGGTGTATTAACGGATTACTTGAAAGCGCATAACAGTGGGGAATTTTTATACCCACGAGCAAGCGAAAGTATGAAAGTTAAAGCTGAGATTGACGAATATAAGTTGAACCTGAAAAACTTAAAGAAAGCGAAAAAATTTGACAATGAAGGGGAAGAAGTTGAGTCGTTTGTTAAGACTGGACCAGACCATTACGGACATGCTACCTCATACTTTAAGATAGCGTGTGACAGTGTGGGCGCTCAAGTGGTAGAGCGAGCTGGTCAAGCGGCTCCAGTGGTTATTACCAGTTTTCAGACGCAAGGAGTTAA